CTGCGGATTTCGGCGGCGGCTTCTTCACGCTCGGCGTTCTTCCGGGTGTTGCATTCGGCTTGCGTTTCAGTGGCGTAACGTCCGTGGAACATAAGGCGGGTTGGCAGATCATCCGACATTGCGGTTCTCCTGTAGGGCTGCGCGGGCGTACACTTCGGCGATCAGCGCAGGATCATAATTTGCAGCCCACTCCAGAGCTTCGTGCAGCCTCGCGTTCTCGGCCTCGGCTGCGGTGGCGCGGGCTTCGGCTTTGACCTGAGCGCTAAGGGCCTGAACCCATAGCGGTTCTTTCTCGCTCATCACGTCCTCGCTTTCTCGATTGCTGCAAGCAGTGCTTCGGCGACGGTTTGGCCGATCAGCTGCCATTCATCCTTGAGAGACACCGGGTAGTCGCCCCATCGCCCGCACTTTGTGCAGCGCCAGTTGAGACGGCCCTGTTCGTCGCGTTCGACACGGCCGCCGCCATGCGTCCAGCGGCACCACCAACGCGCCGCGATCTCGGCAATCTGGGGGTCACTCACCGCTCGTCTCCTTGAAAACCCGGATAAGATGCCGCACAAAGCCACGGTCGGTGTCGGGCGGCAGACCAAGGTTGCGCGCATGGTTTTCCGGCGTCAGACGCTCCCAGTCCGCCAACGCTTCGGCATGGCTGCGGTGTACGTTTTCCAGCAGGAACTTGCGCTGATCATGCCCACCGCGCCACTCCGCGCTGACAAGCCAGACTGTGCCGCCAGTGCGCGGCTTCTCGGTCACGCGGTTATTCAGCACCGCTCGTCTCCTTGGGGGTGGCAACACGCTTAAGGCATTCCGTCATGCCGACCGCCAGCCGGTTCCAAGCGTTGGCGTTGGTGTAGGTGTAGGTGTCGGCGTCGGCGTCGGCGTCGGCGTCGGCGTCGGCGTAGGCGTAGGCGTAGGCGCTTCTCAAAACAGGCCGCCAAATGTCGGCGCTAATCTTCTCACCGGCCAGCGCCCGCAAGTGCAATTCCTGCAAGGCCCTGTGCGGCGCGGGGTCACGACCACGCTTTTCAACTGCTTCAATACCAAGCGGACACACTACATTCGCATGCCAGTCATGAATAACGCTGAACGACACCGCGCCATTGATCCGCGCAAGTTCGGCAGTAAAATCCAAGCCCCATGCAAACGCATCAGCTTCCTTTTGCTTGTCGAAAAACGCTGGAACCATCTGCGCCAGCCAACGCGGCATGACTTGTGCCGGGCACTTTGAAGGACCGTCTACATCATCACCGATCACACCCAGCGCGCACGCCAGTTGACGGCCATCGCGCTCTATGTGCCATGTGCCTTGTGTGAGGGCGCCGGTTTCAAATGCCACACGGTAGCGGTCTGCGTAGTCTTGTGCTGTAATCATGGTTCAATCCTCCTTCAAATCCACATGAGCGAGGGTGACGCGGCGGATCAGGGTCACAACGCCGTAAAGCGCCATGGTCCCGACAGCACCGGCAACTGCACCGGCGATCAGCAAAGCAGGCACAAGGCCACGAAAATCAGGCATCTCACTCACTCCTCAAAACCGCACGTCAAGATCGTGCCATTGCCCGCACTTCACGCGCTCTCGCACGTTCCGAAATGATCCGATATTCGGCATTCATGGCGACCACGTTGGCGCGGGCTTGCTCTATCTTGGCAATGCGCCGCGCCTCGGTGGCGGTAAGGTAATCGCGCCAGCTCATGCGGAAAAATTGCGCTTGCGATCTTCGCTGAAGGTTACGCTGACGCTAACGCCGCACCACCGCCAAACAACAGCCCAGGCCCCGCCTTCCCAACGAGAAACGTACCACTCTTTTCCGTTTTCAAACGGCTTTGCTTTGCAAGCTGCTACTGCCTCTTCACGGTCCCAATAAAATTCCGTGTCGCGTCTCCTTCAATACGCACAAAATGCCTACGCACCGCGCCAATGTCAAGCGCTTTTCGCACGCTCCGTTTGCGTACTCGCTTGCTCGGTTTCCGTCGCCAAAAGCATCGCCCTAACGTCATCCTCAAGCGCATGGGCATATTTGGCGGTGGTCTGGACGTTCTCGCGGAGGAAGGTGCGGAGGTGGGCGGACATTTGTCTCTCCTGTTGATCCACTTGCCGATCAGCATCGCCAGCGGGACGGTAGCGGCGAAGTATACGGCGGTTGCGGCCAGCATAATCTGTGCGGTCATTGTTTGCTCCTCTTTAGTTTCTGGAACCGTTGTTCAGCAGCGGACACCGTGATACCTAGCTCTACTGCGATATCCCTAAAGTGCTTACCATCTGCCTTCATATTCGTAAGCTGCTGCTCCATCTCTGGAGTCCATTTGGTTGTCGGACGACCTACCTTCATAAGGTATCACCTTTCTTGCGTACGACCAGTCCCATGCGGTGATCACCAGACCCCGCAAACTCTTCTGGGTGGCTCTCTATCCGGGCCAGCAGCAGCGTCACCACTGGGTGTAGTTCCTTATCCTCCATAGCTTGCTCCTTCCTTCTGCTTGCGTAGCTCATTAAAGTAGGCCCGCCGTTTGATGCGCCGATCTTCTTTAGCGACGATCTGCCGTATGCGCTCAGGGGTTAGTCCGTGCTTTTCTCCCAGTGCCCGTAGGGTTGTTCCCACCTCCTTGCGCTCTTTCCAAATGGCTAGGTTACGCTCGGGATTACCCTCCATAGCTTGCTCCTATCTTGCTCTCACAGTTTAGTGGCAACCCTGTCGCCCACTTAGGTTGAATACGCATACATGCTTCGATGAATGCTCTGGCCTCGTCGGCCTTAGCTTCTGGTACACACACAACCACGGAGTCATGCACGGTCATCGCTACACGGTAGCGCCGTGCGATCATCAGCATCTGCTCACCAATGATGATGCGAGCTAGAGCTTGGCACACGTTTTCTACGCACTTGCCACCATAGATGCGGTTGGGCACCCAGTTGCGGCCCTTGCGAGTATCGTAGACCATCTCCCTACCCGGACTATCCTCCTCCGCTACCCAGCGTAGGTTGGGGTACTGAACTCGTAGCGTATTAGGTAGAATGATCCCGTCGCTACCGGCTACATCTAGCACGCCCTTGCGCCCGAAATCACACGTAAGTCCGGCCTCGATGGCATCCAGTGCGTCACTACCTTCGCGCCACAGCTTGGGGATCATAGGGTAGGTGTCACGGTAGACACTAATGATGCGCTTGCACTCGGCCAGTGGTAGGTCAACGCCAAAGGACTTAAGCTGTATACGGAACTTCTGCGGCCCCATCCCGTAGCCCGCACCTAGAATAGTAGTCTTACCAACGAAGCGCTCTGCGTCTACGATCTTATCTACTGATTTGCCGTAGATGTCGCACGCCATGATCTTGTACGGATCGAACTGCATCTCCTCTTTAGGTACGCCCGCTGCAATCTCAGCGTTGTTCTTTTCGAAGAACGTAACTAAGTCCTGCTGCCCTGCCAGCCACGCAAGGGTGCGGGCTTCGATCTGGCTGCTGTCGCAGTCGATCAGCAAGTATCCGTCTGGTGCGCGCATTGCCTTCTTCAGCGGCGACTTGCGAGGCAGGTTATGCATGTTCACCTTATCATCCCCGCCCCAGCGGCCCGTATGAGCAGCGTAGTAGCGCAGCGGGATCGGTAGTGTGCCCCGGTCAGCAATCTGAATGAACCGCTCGGTGCGGCTCTCCTCCAATGTGGACTTAACTCCTAGGCGCGCAGCGACAATGGCTTGGACAATAGGGTTCTCATGCTCCAGCAGCGCCTTGAACTCCTCGTCGTTCTTGGCAAAGGCATAAGTATCCTTGCCCGTAGTCGGACTTACCTTCATAGGTGGAACGACACCCAGTGACATCAAGGTCTCGGCCAGCTTGGGGCCGCTCATCAGGTTCTCTTTGGTGATGAGCGCTTGCTTGAGTAGTGACTCCTTCCTATCCTTAACCTCGGTCAGATGATCTATAAGAACCTGCTTATCCAGCACGAGTGTAGGCTCAGTGAACATCCGGATCGTCAGGTCAATCAACTTGAACTCCAACTGGGGGAAGTCCGGAGCCATCTTACAGAAGATGTCATAGGTAAGCTCAACGTCATTGACGCAGTACTCCCCATAGCGAGCAAGCTCCTCTGAGGTGAAGTCCAGCCGACGTTTACCCAGTGCATGGATAACCTCGTCGCCCTTAGCGCCCACCCCAAAGAACTCAGCCAGTGACTTGAGGCTGACACTACTCAGTGTAGCGCCATACTTGGCGCGGGCCATCGACATGGTATCCGCAATCCGCTTGGGCTTGATATCGAAGTGCCATGCGAGGATGGCTGCATCGAACACAGTGTTCTGCCCCACCAAGATGCAGTTACCCCAGTCAAACTGATCGAGGAACCTCTGGATGGCCTTCTTTGGGCCAGAGAACCACACGGACTCCTCATCATCCTCCTTTACGGATACTCCAATAACCTCAAAGCGTGGGTCACGAAGGTACTCCTCCATTGTGATCTTGGAGAGCGAATAGTCCTTATCATAGAAGGTCTCCGCATCTAAAGTTATCACCTTCACTATGGGTCTCCAGTTTATCTAATACGCGCTGCATCTTGGTATAGGCTGCCATCTCATCAGTAGCTTCTACTCGATGTATATCAGCCGGGAAGCGAAGTATCTTTGTTTGTCGTACCCAAGGCTCAACCTTAACTATAACCCAACGGTTATTATGGTGGTCAAAGTCTATGTGGACGGCCCACTGTGGCGTGTCGTTAAACGCATCTTGGAGTATGGGTGCTAGGTGTTTCGCTAGTTCCCGCAATGGAATTATTGCCGACCCGCCCATCGTGCTGCGCTCCTACTACTGTCATAGCTGTTTATGAGAGCGGACATACTCGCGGAACATATCCCAGTTCTCTTCGTTGACGACTACGGCTACGCCGCCTGCCTTGCGAATGGTTTCAATCTCGCGCACCTGTAGGGCGGTAGGCTTGTTGGTCCCAGCCTTACACTCAATAGCGAGGAAGCGCCCGTTCACACATGCTATGATATCGGGGACACCGCTACGGCCATAGCCGTGGGTGGCGGGAAAGAAGTAGTAGACGCCCTCGTCTTTCAAGATGGCGACGACCTTATCTTTGACGACTTTTTCCGGGGTTCTAGCCATGAGTTTGCTCCTCGTCCTTACCGTACCACAACACCATACAGTGTCAAACAGAATTTTTCCAAACTTTCACAGGCGGTAGCAGCGCCTTGGTTTC